GTAACCGCATATGAAGTTGCGCCCGGCCGAATGGTCGGCGGCAAGGGGCCGGGCGAGAAGGTCGACCTCACCGACGACGATGCGCTCCGCCTCTACGAGCTGGGCTTCATCCTCGACGAGGATGGCAATCGCGCCGGCTTCTCCGATGGTCCGAAGACGGCGTCCGGCATCGAGATCAAGGAAATCTGATCGGTGTCGATCGACTGGGACGCCGAGCTGCTCGGCCCGGTGATGTCGGTTTTCGGTGAGGGCGCCCCTGGCGTCCCCTCGTCGTGGCCGACCTACACGCCGCGGCGCGGGTCGGCGTTCCAGCTTCCAGATGCTGTGTTCGATGAGCAATACCACCGCGTCGTCGAGCAAGGTGACGGTAGCGAGGTTTCGACCTCCACCCCCGTGCTCGGCGTCCGCGCCAGCCTGTTCGAACAGCCACCTGCTCAGGGCGATCGCGTGCTCATCCCCTCGAACGGGAAGACCTATCGCGTCGCTGATGCACAGGCCGATGGACACGGCCATGTTTTGCTCATCCTGATCGAGGCCGCCGCATGACGACCGAGGTGGAGGTTTTCGCCGCCCTGCAGGATGCGCTCGCGGACAAGACGGACGCAGAGAACCGCATCGCTGTCCCCGGTGATCTGCCGACGCAGTCCGACCAGTTCCCGATGCTGAAGGCGCGCGTCCTGGCGGAGGATAAGCAGGCGACCGGCCACGGGTCGATCAGCTTCCTGACGCTCCTGACGATCCGCATCAACGGCGAGGTATCTGAACCTGTCGATCCCGACGACGATATCCTCGTTGCCACAATCCAGGCGAAGCTCCTTGCCCTGAAGCGGCAGGTCGAGATCGCCATCATCAACAGCTATCCGCTCTTCCGGATCGTGCAGCGGCTGGTCGGGGTGCAGTCGCAGTTCGCTTATACCGCCAGCGCCACCCGGCTCGCCGGCATCCAGTGCGACTATACGTTCGAGCTGTACCAGGACGCGGACGACTTCGCGCCGCTCCCCGCCGACGAGATTACAGAATTGCGAGCGGTCGATCCGCTCCACCCGCCCGTCGCCCTCCATATCCCATGAGGTGAACATGATCGTCGATCCCGCCCCGGGCGCGCTGGTGCGCGACCCGGCCACTACTCTTGCCATCGCTGCCGGCACCACGATCGACGAGAATGATCCCTATTGGGCTCGCCTCCTCGTCGACGGGGACGTCGCTGCGGCGTCGGCCGTGACCACGGCGCCGCGCGCCGCCATCAACCGCGAAGGGGCCGAGAAGTGACCATCGCATTCCGCACCATCCCCGCCGGCCTGCGCACGCCCGGCACGTTTGCCGAGCTTGACGCCAGCCAGGCGAACACCGCCGCTGGCACCCAGCGCGCGCTGATCATCGGCCAGATCACGGCAGCCGGCACGCTCACCCCGAACGTTCCCGTGCAGTCGGCAAGCGTCACCGAGGCGAACAGCGCCGGCGGTGCCGGGTCGATGCTGGCGGCCATGGTCGCCGCCTATCGCGCCAACGACGCGTTCGGCGAGGTCTGGTACTTGCCGCTCGCCGACGATGGCGCCGCGGCCGCCGCGACGGGGGCTATCGTGTTCGGTGGCCCCGCGACGGGCGCCGGTGCCGTCAGCCTCTACATCGCAGGTCAGATCGTGCAGATCGCCGTTGCGGCCAGCGCGACGGCCGCGCAGGTAGCCACAACGGCCGCGGCGGCGATCAACGCCGCGATCGACCTGCCCGTCACGGCTGCGGTAGACGGTGGCAACCCGGCGAAGGTGAACCTCACCGCGAAGAACAAGGGCGCGGTCGCCAACGATGTCGATGTGCGCGTCAATTATCGCGGCGCACCCGGCGGCGAGGCGCTGCCCGCCGGCGTCACCGTCACCATCACCGCCATGTCCGGTGGCACGACCAACCCGACGCTTACCACCGCGCTTGCCGCCCTCGGCAGCATGCCGTTCGACTTCATCGTCTCGCCCTATTCCGACACGACCTCGATCGCCGCGATCACCGGCCTGCTCGGGGACCAGGCGGGCCGCTGGGCGCCGACGACGCAGATCTACGGCCATTGCTTCATCGCGAAGCGCGGCACGCAAGGGGCGCTCGCGAGCTTCGGCGCCGCGCTGAACGACCAGCACCTGACGTGTCTGGGCTATGCGGACAGCCCCACGCCGCCATACGCATGGGCGGCGGCGCTGGCAGGCGCGGTGGCGCCGAGCGTCCGCGCGGATCCGGGGACCCCGCTCCAGACGGTCGCGATCGCGGGTGTGCTCGCCCCGCCCATCCAGTCGCAGTTCCAGATCGGACAGCGCAACCTGCTGCTGTACGACGGCATTTCGACGTTCCGTGTCGATCCTGCGGGGACCGTTCAGATCGAGCGCCTCATCACCACCTACCAGGTGAACGCGCAGGGGCAGGCCGACAACGCCTATCTCGACGCCGAAACCATGTTCACGCTCATGGCAGTGCTGCGGGCCTATGCGACGCTCTGGTCGACCAAGTTCGCCCGGGCCAAGCTGGGACAGGACGGGGTGCGGTACGGGCCGGGTTCCAACGTTCTGACCCCTGCCACGATTCGGGCGGAGTTCGTCGCGCTGTACCGGTCGCTCGAGACCAATCAGGCGTGGGTGCAGAACAGCGATGCCTTCGCCGCGGCCGTCAGCGTGACGAAGAACACCGCCACCCCGGGCCGGGTCGACGTGCTGCTCCCGATCATCCTGATCGGCCAGCTGCGCGTCGTCGCCATGCTCGTCCAGTTCAAGCTCCAGTAAGCGGAAGGCCACCATGGCAACCAATATGATCGCGGGCACCGCGTATCTGACCGTCGACGGCCGCTCCGTGCAGCTTGTCGGCGAATTCAGCTATCGGCCGACCCAGGGCAATAACGAGACGCTGCTCGGCATGGATGGCGTCCACGGCGTGAAGTCGACACCGGCGGCCGGGATGATCAAAGCCAAGCTGCGCGACAGCGGGGCGATCCCGGTCGCGGATCTCGCCAATGCGACCGACGTCACCGTCGTTGCCCAGCTCGCCAACGGCAAGACGGTGATCGGGCGGAACATGTGGCGCGCCGGCGAGCCGGTCGAGGTGGACACCGAAGACGCCTCGTTCGCAATCCAGTGGGAGGCCGCAGATGTCCGTGAAAACTGATCAGCGCGCGCTGGTGACGATCGTCGCCGGCGCACTGCCGCCGCAGATGCTTGAGTCGCTCATCGGGCTAGGGGCGGATATCGTCCCTCACGATCTCGACCAGGAGCTGGTGCTCCCCTTGGCCAAGCCGATCGACGGGCCAGCCGGGCCGGTGGCGCAGATCGTCATCCGCGAGCCCACGGCGGCCGAGATCATGCAGTGGGACAAGCTCTCCGGGGCCGAGGCCGACGTGAAGGCGATCAGCGTCGTCGCGGGCGTTCCCACTTCGGTCGTCGAGAAGCTCCCCGCCCGCGTCTTCTATCGCGCGTCGCGGCGGATCGGCGATTTTTTGCTCTGAGGCCGTCTGGCTGGGAGGGCGCACTCGACGCGCTTGCTCAGCGATACGGCAAGATGCCGGACGAGATCGCCACCCGGCCATGGTCGGTCCTGCTGAAGTGGCTGGGCTGGGCTGACATGCTCGAAACCGGGGAGGCGTCATGAGCCAGCCGAAGGTCGCGATCGACATCACCGCGAACGACCGGACGGCGAAGGGCGCCCGGTCGGCGGAGAAGCGCCTCGGCACGGTGCCGAAGCATGTCAGCGCCGTCACCCGCAACCAGGATCGCGCGATGCGCGAGGGGCTGGGTCGCTCCAGCCGGAGCGCGCTCCGCACCCTCGGGCAGGTTGAGCAGGCGAGCGCGCGTGTGTTCGGCGGCCGTTCGGTCACGTCAGGCTTTGCGACGCGCCTCGGCGCGATCCGGGAGGCGGCGGCGGCGACCGGCACGGGGTTGGGCGAGGCGGCGGGCAGCGCATCGATGCTCGGTAGCACGCTCGGCGTGCTGGGCACGGTTGCGGGCGCAACGGTCGGCGTGCTGGCGGCGGCGGGCTTCGCGGCGTTCAAGATGGCGGACGGCTGGGCGAAGGGCGCCGCCGCCGTGGGGCGCATGGCCGACACCATGGGCGTCGCGCGGAAGGAGATGCAGGAATTCGCCGCGGCGAGCGAGCGCATGGGGGTCGACAAGGGCGCAGCGACCGGCGGGCTGGCCAGCCTGTCGCAGACGCTGAACGATGCCCGATACGGCCGCAACACCAGCGCGCTGGCGATGCTCTCGAAGCTCGGCGTCAAGATGCAGCTCAATGACGACGGCACCGTCAATGTCGGCGCGATGCTGCCCGCGATCGCCGATGCCATCGCGCGCCAGAATTCGTCGGGTCGCCGTACGGCAGCGTCAGCGCTAGGCCTATCGGACGCCCTGATCCCCGTCTTCTCTCAGGGCGGCAAGGCTTTGGGCGACGACATGAAGGACGCGGGCAATACGGCCTATATCGCGTCCGATGACGACATTAAGCGCGGCCAGCGCATCCAGCGCAAGGGGGCGATGGTCGGGCAGCTGACCGATCGCGCGATGGCGATTGCGGGCAGCGCGGCGGCGGATGCGGCGGAACCGGGTTATGACGTAACCTTGGCCGCCGGCCGTCAGATTGTTGGCGGCGCCACCACGTTCGGCGGGATCGTCAAGAACACGTTCGCGCCCGCGGCGGGATTGATCGAACGTGGCGGCAGGGCAATCGAACGGGCGGCTTCGACGCTGGGCGGTTCACGGAGTGGGTTGATAAGCGGCTCGCTGAATCTGAGCCGATCAGACGTGGTGAACCTCAAGAAAGTTGCTGCGACCGAATGGGACAAACGTTCCGTGCCTCAGCTTCATGGCGTGATTGACACGGTTTTGAACCGCCAAGCAAGCGGACGATGGGGCCGGACTGTCGCTGACGTTGCCAACGCCAGGTCACAGTTTTCAGACATCAACGGGCCGGTCGCATGGCGGAAGGGGCGACACTCGGTTGAAGATGTTCCCACGTCGGTCGTAACCCCCAGATTGTCGAATTTGGTCGATGACTATTTGCGGGAGCGTGCGCGCGGCAAGCGATCGAGCGTCGGCGATAACCTGAACTACGCGAATCCATACGCTTCCGATCGGCGCAATTTGGCTTGGATCAATCGACTAGATGGCCCGAATTTAGGGTCAGGACGATCAGTACATCGGCATGGTACAACCGCAGGCCTTGAGCGCTATAGGCCAGGCGACTACCAAGTCCAGGTGCCAGAAGTCCCGGTTCGTGTGACCGTTGAAGTGCCAAATGCGCCTCGGGGAACGAAGGTCACCACCCGTGCGGGGCGACAATCCCGACCGGCGATTTCCTATGCGGTGGCAAACTAAATATATAACGCTATTTGGCTTGGGCGGCTTGTTTAGGCGGTCGGCAACCTTCGCTTAGATATTCCTTGGCGATCCACCATATTGAAGCATGTTGCGGACGATATAGACCCAAACGCACAACCGGCCGCCAACCGTCTTCTGTCGCCACCCTACCTAATTGCATCGCCTCAAAACGCAGGTCTGGTATCGTGCCATCGTCGCGTAACGGTGCGCAGTTGTACTCGCGAAGTGCCATCTTCGTGTAGTCCGCTAGAAGCCGGGCTTTGTCGTAGCCATATTTGTCATAGAGCGTGACCGCGTTAGTGGGAGCATAATAACCTCCCTCAACGCAACCGACCGCGATCCCCTTCGCAAGATGGCATGACACTTCTGCCTGTTGTTGGATCGGTGTGCTGATCTGCACAGCAGCAGCAATCGCTACGATCACGCCTTTCATGGTATCACTCCCTCTCACCGCGTAACCCGCGACAGCCTGAGGAGGTCCGACATGTCCCTGCTCAACCTGCTGCCTGCATCCTTCCGCGGCGTTCCCTTTGCCGTGACCGATCATGTCACGACTGCCGGCCGGCGCCTAGCTGTCCATGAATATCCCGGTCGGGAGGATGTGTGGACCGAGGACATGGGCCGGGGTGCGACGCGCTATCGCATCCGCGGCTTCGTCGTCGATAAGGACCCCATTCTCGGCGGTTTGCCGATCGACGCCCAGCGCCTTGCCCTGTTGACCGCGGCGCGGACGGCCGGGCCCGGCGTCCTGATCCACCCCACGCTCGGTATTCTGACCGTCTCGCTCGACGCGATCAGCATGGGTGAGGCGTTGGATGGGGCGACGTACAGCACGGTGGAATTCGCTTTCATCGAGGCAGGGCGCCAGACCTTCCCGAACATCTCCCTCGACGGCCTCACCGTATCGGCGGCGGTCGTCACCGCGGCAGCGGGCGCCGCAACAGCAGTGCGCCTCCTGGGCCTCGGCAAGACGAGCGCTGCCGGCAGCGCCAGCGGCGCGCTACCCGCCACAGTGAACCAATGGACCGCGCAGGTTACTGCCGCCGGCGCCGATGCCACGGCGTTATCGCGCCTGGCGACGGCACTCCCCGGCAACTTTGGGCGGTACAGCCGAGGCGCGACGTCGGGATACCTTTCCAAGGCCTCGGCGGCTGGCACCGACAGCCTGCCGGAGCTGGTCGCCCTAGCGGCGACACAGCGCGCCACGATCGCGAACGCGATCGACACCGTCGACACGACCATGGCGGCGCTGACTGTCGGTTCGATCGAGGCCGATCTCGCCGACGCGATCGCGACGCTGCTCGCTGCTCTCACCGGCGCCTGCGCCGATCCCGCCGATGCGCTTCGTTTGCTCTCCGGGCTTCTGGTGTTCCAGCCCGTCGGATCGGATGCCGTCAGCGCCGCGGGCGCAGCGGTGTCGTGGCTGTTCCGACTGACCATCACGGTCGAGCTTGCCCGCGCATCTGCAGCCTATCAGCCGTCGAGTTACGAGGACGCATTCGCGAGGTTGGTCGACGTCACCGCAGCGATCGACGCTGCGGCGGAAAATGCCGGCGGCGGCGGGCTTGACGATCTATTCGCCGCGCTGCGCACCCTCCGTATCGCTGTCGTCGAGGATCTCCGCGTGCGTGGCGCCAGCCTCGCCCACGTCCGCACGTTTTCGCTTCCCGCTCCGCTCCCCGCACTCAGTCTCGCACAGCGGCTCTACCGTAATGCGGCGCGCGCGGATGAGCTGGTGGGCGAGGCGGGCGACGCCTGCGTCAGTCCGTTGTTCATGCCCGTTTCCCTTCAGGCGCTCGCCGCGTGACGGAAGAGCTTTACCTCACGGCCCGCGGTCGTCGGATCAGCGGCTGGACCGACATCGAAGTGACGCTTCGCGCGGACGGCTTCCCTGGCGAGTTCGACATCGCAATGTCGTGGAAGGATCCTGTCACGAAGGGGGCGGTGATCGCAGCGGCGGGGGACCCTT